GCTAATGAATTCTTCAACGGCTCAAAAGGCCGGCGTAAGAATGATAACGCTGTAGACCGGGCTGCCGATTCCTGGTTGAATTGGCAGTTAGCAGCTGCTCCCCTCCTTGGGGACGTTAAAGCTGCCGCTGAGCAACTTGCTCATCGATATGGGGTCCCGCAAACCTATAGGCAAAAAGCCTCTAATTTTAAGGTTGCGATTAAGAAACCGGATTCATCACCGGGGGCCAAGTGTGTTATAAGGCAGACTCGAACGGATCAGAGTATAGTTTACTACTATTCTGAAGCGCTCGATGTTCCACAGCTATCCGGGGTTTTAGATCCGGAAGTTGTGCTCTGGAATGCGTTGCCCTGGAGCTTCGTTGCTGATTGGTTCATCCCAATTGGTAGCTGGCTTGAGGCTCGTGGCCATGCCAACAACTTGTCGGGCAAGTTCGTGTTGTCTATTAAGACTAACCGAACACTCCGTAGTGTATACGGTGTCCCAGGTAAATTAGGTGGAGGTTACGCCTATATTAATGGGCTCGACTGCGTCCAGGAAACTGGATCGTTTGTTCGAACTTTGCCCGCTAACCTAAATAGTTTGATACGCCCTCCCCGGTTTGTGCCTCTGAACGAGGCTTTAAACTGGAAGAAAGCTATCACCGGGGTTTCACTCGTGTTCTCAGCCTTTCGGCAAAAGAGCATCGTGGGAAACTATCTCAATTAGTTATAATCAACTATAAAAGAAAGGCCATCAATCATGGCAACTCAAGCGAATATTACCGTTTTTGACGGTGCATCCACTCCTGTCGTCCATACTCTGGTCACAGACGGAGTTCGTCAGGTAGGCAATGTGGTTACTGCCTACTGGAAAGAAACGCAGTCGGGAGTTCCCGACTACGCCCAAATCAGGTTTACCCTGATCAAGGAAACCCTGAAGTCGGGTGTGGTGAAGACCACGTCGCGACTCGAAGTGCCAGTGATGGAAAGTGTCTCCGGGCAGAATGCCCAGGGCTATACGGCTCCTCCGAAGGTGGCAAACGTTGAGCGTTGCGAGAAGGTGCAGTACTCTCACCCTCGCTCGATTGAGACGACGCGTCGTGTTGCTGATCAAATGTTGAAGAACATTGAGAACAACATCGCGACTTCCGTCCCTCCTGTGACGGCCGGCATCGTTGCCGAGCTGAACCAGAAGCTCATCATGGTCGGCTAATATGGACGTCTCTCTCCTCACTAATAATGAGGCAGCGACACCATGTGCGTCGAACACTGTTGAATGGCTAATACTTGCGACTGCATTTCTAATCGCATTGTATTTCTTGAGGAAACTCTAGATCGCCATTGAGCCGTGAGGCTCAGTTCAACACGACTATCCCCATTCCTTCAATAAGGAGTCTAGCATGCGTCAACTTAACCGCATAGACGATAGTTACACCGAGGCAGAGACACTGGATCTGCTTACGGACCTGGCCTGCCGATTCGCTCGTAAGGGCGGATCGCAGGGATCACACATTGAGTCTCTTCTTCGGAAGAAAGACCTCTATAATGTGTGTCACTATGACGTGGATTACTCTACTTTGAGTCCACAGGACGTCGAGCCCGTCCGGGCTGTCCGACAAGCTCTATCTCTGTTCCAGAAATTAGAGTTCCTAGATATCGGTATTGATAAGCGGTTGTCCGCTACCGAGACCTTCATAGCTGCCGAAAACCGTTGTCGTGAGACAAATGAGATTTTCAGGCTGTGGTCGAAAGGGTTGTTCTCCTTTCGGCCTCAGATCGAGCGCTGCTTTTTTCGCGCACAGCAGTTAATCGCTGATACGCTCGGGGAAGTCCCGAGTGTTTCGAACCTGAAGCTTCGGTTAGGCCCAGGCGCTACCACGCTTACGAAGAAGCGGGATGCATCCATCGTGGAGAAATTCACGGTAGGATTAGCATGTAGTGAAGAGTTCGTCCCATGGGCCTCTATGGTCATGAGCGAGCTACCAATGGTCACAGATCTCTTTTCCGACGTAGATTTTGACGACGGCTGTGATGCATGGTCTAAGGTGACGATCCAGATAATGGACGGCGTCTTAAGCTTCGCCAATAAGAATGCGAAGACTTTTCGGATAGTTGTAAAACAGCCGCCACTAAACGTGATGGCCCAGCTAGCAATAGCTGATCCGATTACAGAAAGTCTGATGCGGAGGGGTGTGGACCTGAAGAACCAGTTGCTTAATCAAGAACTGGCGAAGGAGGGATCACTTTATGGGCGTATAGCAACGCTCGACCTAAAGTCAGCAAGCGATTTAAATGCCATAGAGCTAGTAGCTCATTTGCTCCCAATTGACTGGTTCTCTGTGCTCAACGCATGGAGAGTCGGGAAGTTGATCGTGCCGTGGTCTGAAAAGGCCATTAAGCTAGAGCAATTTTCGTCTATGGGTAACGGGTTTACTTTCCCGTTAGAGTCCTTGATATTTTGGGCTCTCTCCCACGCGGCTGTCGAACTGAGTTGTTCAAAAGACGACGACTTTCGACGCGCAACCGTGTATGGTGACGACATTATCGTCCCTACATCAAGCGCCCTTCTCGTGAGAGAAGTGTTGACGTGTGCAGGATTTTTGGTTAACACCCAGAAGTCTTACTGGACAGGCCCCTTTAGGGAGTCCTGTGGCGCTGACTTTCTTTTTGGCATCGACATACGCCCTATCTATGTCAAGCGAAAGCTTGATGGGGCGGGCCTCTTTTCCTTACATAATGGACTTGTCCGTAAGGGATGGAACCACGAAGCAGAATGGGTTCGGACATTTATTTCGCCGAAACTCGCTATCTTCGGACCCGACGGGTACGGTAACGGGCATCTTCTAGGACCATGGGTCCCGAAGGCTCACAACCGGCAGTTCGGGTGGGGAGGCTATACTTTCAAAACGTACAAAGAAGTCCCAAACAAGGACCTAACCCCACTTAAGAAGGGCTATGACGTCTTACCGCACTACAGCACTTACATGGGTGCTTACGCACCTGTCTTGCCTCAGGTCCCTGCATTGGCTAACGCCAATTTTAGGACGCTTAGAGAGCTCGCAAGGGTTCGTGGCCGTGACGGCACGAACTATGTGTGCGTTAAGGAGCCTAGTAAAGCTATTCCTGAAGTCGCTTGCGAATTCGGGTTTAAAGGGAAGTTCACTACTATCCCTGGTTTTACAGGTTATAAGAAAGTGTCGATATACA